GGGTGACGCGGAAGGTCACGCCCGGCGCCACGAGCGCGACAATCAGGGGCCGCTTCCCGGGGCGCGGATCGGTGCTCTGGTGCGGGCGGCTGATCGACGCCAGGCCGCGCCGCGTCTCCCGGGCCGGAGGCGACGCGACCGTCGCGGCGAGTTGGAAGGCAGCGAGGCGCACCGTGCGCGCCGGCGGCGCCGGGGGCAGAATGACCCGGGCGCGCGGCTGTCCCTGCGGAACGGCCGCGCCGGCGAGGGCGACGAGGAGGACCGCGCGGGGCACCCGAGACACCGGGGCCGCGGCGGCTCCTTGCGGCGCTCCGATCCACTGGGTGCCCCGGCTGCGCAGGGGGCGGGTATCTTTCAAAGCCGCCCCCTAATAAGCCGGGAACCGGTCGCCGCGCACCACCAGCGCCGGAGGCCCCGCCCCGGGGGTGTCCTGGTGCTGGACCGCTCCCAGGTCGAAAGATGAGGTCGTGCCGGTATTGCCCGGCCACGTGCCGGGTTGGCCGGCAGCGCGACAGGCCGCCCCGCCGCCGGCCGTGTTGTTCAGGGCGAAGTTGCTGCTGGTCCCGGTGGTGGGGCCGACGTAGGGGTTCGCCGTCAGCAGCACGTCATAGACGTTCGTATACGGAGCGACGGCGTAGATGCCTGTCGTATTGTCGAAGCCGTTCCGGGCCCCCGAGGTGTTGTTCCAGTACCCGTTGCCGTCATACAGCGGGTGGGCGGGCAGGTTGGCCCCCGAGACGGCGGACAGCCCATAGCGGCCGTTACTGGTCAGCAGGTTGTAGCGGAAGTCGTTGATGATGTCGTTATCCGCGATGAGCTGCAGCCCGTCCCGGCCATTGCCGTGAATGGTGTTGGCCATGACGAAGCAGCCGAAGGAAACCCGGATGCCATCCGCGCTGGCGCCGGTGTTATTGACTACCAGATTCCGCATCGCCATGCCTTGATCGCCGACAATGATTCCCGGGCAGGCGTTGTCGTGGACGAAGCAGCCGCGGATGAACCAGATGCTGTACCCCTTGATGCCCGCCGTGGCGGCGGACGTGCCGCCGGTCACTTCGCAGGCGTCAACCAGGCAGTCGTAAGCGCCGGAGTTGGAGATCCCCGCGCTGGTGAAATTGGCGACCTTGCAGTTGAGCACCCGCGAGTATTGCAGGCTGCCGAAGCTGATCCCGGTCGAAGTGGCCAGCGAGGCGCAGTCGACGGCGATCTGCTCCACCGAGAAACCGTTGCCGGACATCAAGATGCCGGTGAGGCCCGTATTCGTTTGGAGCGTCAGGGTTGCCTGCCCGCTATCCCCGCGCGTCGTGCCGTAACCGATCAGGCGTGTCATCGGGTCCGCTGAGTCGGACGTCACGGATTGAGCGAACGTGATCGTGGCGGTCGTCGTGAACGCTCCCGTGCCGTACGCCTTGTTGCGGGCGACCATGGCCCCGGCGAGTTTGTTGAGGGTCGCCAGCGCGCCGCCAACCGAGCCATGGCCCGCCGAGCCGGCCGCCGTCGTGGGCGCGCGGTCGAGGGTCACGGTGTTACTGTTCGTGCGCGCGGTGATCTGATAGAACCCGGCAGTGAAATTGGTCCCGCTGCCGATATTGATGACGTTGCCCACCATCGCCGCGGTGAACCCGCCCGTCGCGCTCGTCAGGGTGGTCACGACGCCGGTCGTCGCCAGATCGGTCAGGGAAAGCTGCGCGCTGTTCTGTTGCGAATAATCAGTTCCGGAGCCACCGGCGACGAAGCCGCCCCCATTGCTGTCGCTCGCTCCGGAGGCGCGGCATTCCCAAACCAAACTCGTCGACAACGCCATCTAAGAAGCTCCCCGGGCAGGCTAGAACTTGCCCTGACTGTTCACCGCGGCGGCCAGGACGGTGTTCAGCTTTGCTGAAGAGGTCGCCTCATAGTCCGCAATGATCTCCATGGCCCGCGTCACGACGGTCGTCGCCTGCGCGCCGGTGATCTGATTGCGGCCGTCCTGGGCGCTGCCGTCGACGATGAGGTCGGCGGTGTTCGTGATCTTGGCCGACATGGCGAGGGCGTTCCAGGCGTCGACCAGGGCTTTCGCGGTGAAGTAGGACTGGGCCATGGCGTCCGCCATGGGACGAATCTTTGTGTTAGCGAACGCGACGGCGGCGGGATCACTGATCGCGGCCATGCGGGTCTCCTTTTCTAGAGCAGCGGCCAGGGCGGGCGGGTTTCGGGCACGTACGAGGAGAACGGCCGCGCACTGGCGGCCAGCCCCCCGGTGACGCTCCCCTGCTGCCGCTCGGGCAGAAACATCCCAAACGGGTCCGCGGCGAGAAGCGCCACGTGATCGGCGGCCAGCGGGCGGTTATACAAAAGCGCCTGGTGCAGCCAGCCGTCGACGGCGGCCGTCGACGCGGGCCCGGAGCCCAGGTTCATGAACGCGAGGTTCGTGGCGGCGAGGTTCAGGGCCGGCGTGCCGGACGCCGTGCCGTTGGCCTGTCCATTGAGATAGCCCCGCAGGGTCTTGCCGTCAAAGGTCAGGCCGAAATGATACAGGGTGAAGGTCTTGATGGTGGACGGTGCCGTGGTCGCCGTCAGGGAGGTCGCCCCGTCCGAGACGTACGCCTTCATGTTGGGTCCGTTGGGGTTCAGGTAGATGCGAAAGCCGGCCACCGCGGCCGTGCGGTTGAAGATGTGGTTGTTGTTGGTCCCGTTCAGGCTGTGGAAGCTCACCAGCACGAACGCGGAGAGCAGCGGCGGATTGAAGGCGGGCGTGTCCGGCGCCGTGGTGACCGCACTCGTGATCGGCTGTTTGAGGCCGGTGTAGTTCCCGAAGGCGCTCCAGGTGACGCCCGCGCCTAACGTCGCGTTCGGACAGCCGCAGCTTTCACTCGCCTGGAGCCCGGCGCCGTCCGCGAAGTTGAAGGCCGCGACGAGCCCCAGGGCGAGCGGGTGCGCGAAGTCCAGGATCGCGCCCCCCGGCGGCTTGCCGGCGCCGCGCGGGTTCGGTCGCCGGTCCGCCATGGGTGCCTACCTCCTCAGATCCACGGCCGCTTGACGTGCTCCGAACAGATGGTCGTCTCCAGGTTCGGCTGCAGGATGTAGCCCTGCTGCAGCTTCTTCCCGCACTTCTTGCAGGAGCGGAAGTGGCCCGGCACGAACGTCTGCCAGCGGCTCCAGACCCGCCCCTTCTGGTCGAAGAGGTCTTCCGGGTGCGCGGCCATGTCGATGGCTGTCTGGAGTTCCTCATCGGTGAATGTCTCGGGCATGGTAACCAAGCCTATTCCTGGAATAGTGAGCCGGTAATTCGATCTCGCCACTTACTGCGGCGGTTCGATGACTGCTGGCTCTGCGGTATCCAGCAGCAGTTCGCCGGCTCATAGTTGCCGTCATTGTCCTTACGTTCTAAGGAGAGGCCTTCTGCATATCCGTTGGCTGTTGCCCAAGCTCGAAAGGTCCGGTAGTCAAGCCATGCATTGCAGACCTTGATGCCCCGGCCTCCGTAGTTTGCCCAGTCCTTGGTATTCGGATTGGCGCAGCGTCGCTTCATCCCGTTCCAGACCATGTAGAGCTTTGACTGCTTGCCGGCGGGGCTGTGCCCGTGCCGATAGTTACTGTTGGCCTCTCCCCGACTCCGGCAGCGAATGCAGTGCTTCGTCTGGCCTTTCAGCAGATCATAAAGGCCGACCATCCGAATCTCGCCGCAGTCACACTGGCATGGATAGAGTGCGGGGCGGTGCCCCGGCTGGCTTCGCTCGGGCGTTCCCACTACGGTCCAGTGATGAAAGCGCGTCCCGGCTGCCAGGAAGATGTCATGTTCGGCGGTGTCACAAGGGGATAATATAGGCATGTCAAGCCGCCTCCTACGGCTGGACCATGCTCCCGGTCGTTACTAGCGGCGCGGGAGCAATCTCTTACCCCTGTAAGTTCGCCAAACTGTGCCTAAATTCCTCCGGTAGTGTTATTCTGTCAATAGTCAAACTAACTATTCTTCCAGGTCAACTTCTGTGACACTGGAGTACGTCAGCGTGGCGCTGGTTGCTTTGAACCCGAGCCGTTCGCCGTTCGGGACGATGATCTCCTGGCCCATGGGATAGAAGACGCGGTAGCCCGTCTGCGGGTGGACTTCGAAGCTCTCGACGACGACGCCGGTGGTGGGCTCGACGGTGGCGTTGACCTGTGCGGTCGTCTGCACCGTTTCCGGGTCCGCGTCGTTCTTTTTGGCGACGGTGCCGGCGGTCATGGTGCCGGCGGTGGACTGGCGGACGACCTGCATCAGCACGGGCGGGTCGGTAGCGCTGGTGCCTTTGATGGCGACCCCCCAGCCCTGGATGCGGAGGCGGTCGTTCGTCGCGGCGACGATCTGCAGGAGCGTCTTGCCGTTGGCGATGGCGACCTCACCGGAGCTGACGTGAAGAAGAAGAGCAGCCATGTGATGTTATCCTTTCCGAACGATCAAACGATTTGGTCGCTTGAGTAGGTTTGAGCGAGCACCTGAACGACGGCACTCTCTCCCGTGCCGGCGGCGCCATAATCCGCGATCACTTCCCACAAAGAGCCGCCCGCTAGCCAGAGAGGCGCGAACACGTCGGCCTTGTTGCGGACGGTGTCAGCGCCCGCGGCGGTGTGCGTAAAGGCCAGGTTGCGATCCAGAGTCAGGACCCCGGCCGCTGTCTTCGAGACCCGCTGCCATTCCAGCCGGGTGAACCCGCCGCCTGAGTCCTGGACCAGGACCACGTCGCCGGCCGCGAAGCCGGTGACGGAGGTCACGTTCAGCGCCGGCTGTCCGGCCGCGGAGTCGCTCGTCGCGCACGTCGTCGAAGCCGCGGCGGCGATCTGCGAGGCCAGGGCCGGCGCTCCGACCGGATGGACGGACCCGGCGGCGGCCGTATCATTGTTCAGCACGCGGCTCAAGCGGAACGTCAGGCTGTTCGTCAGGGCCGTCGTCCCACCCCGGCCCAGCTTGACGAAGGCATACGCGCCGAAGGCGCTCCTGAGGTCGAGGGCCCCCCGCGCCGTGCTGCCCAGCGTCAAGGTCTGCGCGGCGATCACCGATTGGTTATCAAGAAAAACGGGACTGACGACCGCCACTTAGCGGACCTCCTTCAGATTTACGGCCATGACGACGCTGCTGCTCCGGGCGTCATTGTCACCCAACACCTCAAAAGTTCGTCCCGGATAAAAGGCGCTGCTCGTGATCGTCAGTTGATCGGTTGCCTTCACGTCGGTTCCGTGCGGCAGATAGGCCGTCCACTCCATCACCGAAACCACGCGCCCTGCTTCGGGCTGCTCGATCGGCGTCCGCCGCCGCGCCTCCAACCGGACGGGATACGGCCCCAGGGAGAGCGGCGTTCCTTGAGCCTTCCCGCCCTGTCCGTCATCGACGAACACCGGCCGCGAAACGATCGCACTGTCGGGCAAAAGCGCGCCGGTGATCGCCCGCATGAACGGCAGGCCGGTATCGAGAAGGGACGGCATCAAGCGCCGCGCCTTCCGGCCGCGAGCCACATGGCCGGCATAATGTGCGGCCGGAACGTGCCGTCCAGATAAGCCGCCAGTTCCCGTTCTGCCAGGGACCGCAAGCTCGCGTGCCGCCTGGCAGCGTCGAACCCGGTGCGCGTGTAGCGGGCGTCTCCCAGTTGCTGGGAGAGCAGCGCCGGCAGTGCCTGGGCGAGCCGGGCCGCCGTCAGGTAGATCGCCGCCTGCTCCCGGTGCAAGCCTTGCGCCACCGGGTCAATCGGCGTCGGATAGATCCTCGCTTCGCGCGCGAGGACCTCCTGCTCCGCGGCCGCGGCGAACCCGCCCTGGTCGATCACCTCGTTCGGCAGGGTGCTTTCATCTAACGCGCCGTCCAGCGCGCCGCGAATCTGGTCGTACGCGTCAGCCGTGAGGATGACCAGGGCTTGAGCCATGGCTTAACGCCGGGCATCCCGGCGCGGCTCCGGCGGCGTGAGTTCCGGCTGCGGCGGCTGGCGCGCCCCGGCCGGGGCTCCGGCGGCGGCAGCCGGCTCCGGGCGGCCTTCCGGCGGCTCCGGCAGGCGCTGACTGCCCTCCGGCTGATGGCGGGCGGCCGTCGCTTTCACGCGCGGCGGGTGCGGCCGCTCCGCGGGCGGCAGCAGGCCGATCCACGGCTGCTCCGGCTGCACTTCGGCCGGCTCGTCAGCCAGGCGCAGAAGGCCCAGCCGCAGGCGCAGCGCGACCTCGGGCGTCAGCGCCGCCAACCGCGGCGGTCCGGGCGCGAGGAACACTTCGCCGCCAGGATGCTGCGGGTGCGTTTCCCAGAGGACGACGCGGCCGTCCGTATTCGTCGCTTCCACCCAGTCGGTTTGCCAGGTCGGCTCCGGTACGTCGGCCATCTCACTCCTCCTTGGGCGCCTTGGCGTGCCCGGCGCACAACTGCTTCGCATAGTGCGCCAGCGTGTGCGCGTTGATATGCGGGTACCGGTCCATGACCGGGTTCTCCGCCAGCTTCAGGAGCTTCTCGCCCAGCTCCTTGACCTCGGACGCGGACAGTTCTTCGCTCATCTAGGCGTTCGCTTTCTTTAACTGGTATTGGGGCTCCTGGGCCAGCGCCCAGGCCCGGTGGATCTGAAACTGCGTGATGGCCTTGCGGGCGTACGGCGCGCTCTTGAAGTGCTCGGCCGTGTTCCCCTGCTGGAACCCGCTCTTGCTGAAGTTCACCGAGCCGCGCCAGATCGACGGCTCGCGCGGCGGGTCGAGGACAACCATCGTTTTCGCGTGCCATATGCCGGCCGGACAGCTCGATCCCGAGCCGGCGGTGGTAATCGTCACGTCGCTGTAGCGCAGCGCGTTGACCAGCGCCTGCAAAGGGGCGCGCTCGTATTCACTCACTGCTTGGCTGTGATCAAGAAGCATGTGGATCATGACCCCGGACGCGTCCGCCGCGATGATCGCGGCGAACAACGGCGCCAGGTTGCAGGCGTAGGCACTGATGTAAGTCTCACCCGGGCTGCGCAGCAGGGAGAGGAAGCACTGCTCCGCTTCCGCTCCGTCTTCGGGCAGAAAGTAACAGCTTTCCCATTTGAGGAACAGGTCGAGCATCAAGCCCGATCCTGGTCTCCCGCGCGCCCGGCGTCGCCGTGCGGGAACCGCTCGCGCCGCTTTTGCTCCTCTTCAGAAAGATCGCCCGCGGGAATGGAGGCGTCGACGGCTCGCGGCCCATCGGTGCCGGCGACTGCTGGAGCGCCGCCCATGGAGACCGTTGCCCGGTCCCCGGAGACGTTCGGGTGGCCGTCGGCGATCACGGTGGCCGGAACGGTGCCGCTCGTCGTCCCCGCCGCGTCACCCGGCCCGGCACAGCGGACGTGCAGGTAGGCCATCAGCGCCTGCCCCAGCGCCCCCAACAGTCCCTTGAGAACCGGCGACATTCCCCCCGGCGCTTCCTGCGGCCGGCCTTCGGCCTGGCCGTTGAGGTGCTCGGCTAACTGGCCCGCCTCGTCGCGGGTCAAGACCAGCTCGGTATCAGTTTTTAGCATGGATAGCTCCTGAAAAAAGGGAGCCGCCGGCCGGCCTGGAAGACGGCCGGCGGCCCGGAAGGAAGGTCACAGGAACAATAGGAACGCTGGCAGGCAGGAAACCGTCTAAGGAAGTGGTAGGTAAATGCCTCGCGGCAGCGTGAACTGCCCGAGGCGCGGCATCAGAAAGGTGGTTTTTGAGATGCAAGATAATTCTAACACGCCCAAGGGCAAGGTGGGGCGGCCGTTCACTCGCGTCCAACGGACGTGCGCCACCTGCGGCCGGACCTTTGAGACTTACCCCTCCGTACTCGCCAAGGGCGGCGGCCTTTACTGTTCCGTCCCCTGCCGCGCCAGCAATCCAGCGTCCCAGCCTCACGGTGAGTCTCACAAGAACAGCAAGGTCACTGTCGATATCGTGCGTGAGATTCGCCGCGCCTATGCCGTTGGCGACGTCAGCCAGAAAGCGCTGGCCGCTCGGTTTGGTATTACACAGGGAACTATCGGCGCTATTATCCTGCGGCGCGTCTGGGCTCACGTCGATCCCGATGGCACGACTCCCCCAGAAGTGAAGAAGCGACCGGACCGCGTCGAGAGAGTCTGTCAAGTGTGCGATGGCACGTTTACGTTGCAGCCAGCCAAGGCAGCACAGTATCGAACCGGCCTTTACTGCAGTCTGAAATGCCGCCATGAGGGGACAAAGAAGCCATGGCCACAGCGATTCTGGGACAAAGTAAACAAGAATGGACCCGTTCCGCCGCACCGTCCCGAACTGGGCCCCTGCTGGGAGTGGATCGGCGCTCGACACGAGCAAGGGTATGGGATCGCCCAGGGAGAGGACTGGCATCAGCAAACCTACGCCAGCCGTATCGACTGGGAGATGGTCCACGGTCCGGTTCCCAAGGGACAGTACGTCCTGCATCACTGCGACAATCCGCCGTGCGTTCGCGAAGAGCATCTCTTTCTTGGTACGAAGAAGGACAATGCACAGGACCGGCTTCGAAAGGGACGGCCAGGTTATAGCGGCCCGAAAGGGTCGGGTGAACTTAACCCAGTCGCAGTCCGCGTCATTCGCTATCTGTGGGAGCATCGGCTCGCCACACAGGCAGCGATGGCGAAGGCACACCGGGTCAGCCCCAGTACCATTCAGCGCGTCATTCGGAGGCGGGTTTGGTCTCATGTCGAGTGATAGAAGACACTCATGCATCAACTACTAAGTGAAAGCGTCTTCGCGCTGAATTGATCGAGGACTAGGAATCCCTCGACGATGCTGATCACGATCCGGTTCGTCTGCCTTTCGACGAATCGTGCAATCTCCGTGATGTCGCTGCCGATCTCGACGGCGCGCTCCAACGCGAACCGCGCGTCGAAGCCGAGCACGGTCGTGGCGGGCGCGTCCGCGGTGACCCCGAAGCGGACGCGGTCGCCGAGCTGCGGGTTGATGATCTCGAACTCGCCCAAACCCAGGGGCGTCTGGATGTGGGCCAGGGGAATGTTCGCGGTGCCGGTGTTCAGCAATTGCAAGGAGACGCCGGTGTCGCTCTGCACCAGGACGTGCGTCATCACGTAGGGGTTCAGCCATTTGAGTTTGAACGTGAGATAGGCTTTGATGGTCGGGTTCGGCGGCGTGGCCGCGGCGTCGAGGGCGGTCAGGTTGAAATTCGTGGCCGCGGTGCCCGTATTGCCGTCGCCGTTGATCATGGTGTTGATCCCGGCCGCGACCCGGTCGATTTCCGCCTGGATCGCGATGCGCGCGATGTGCAAGCCCACGAGGTCGATCCGCTGCCGCCGCAGTTGCTCGTAGGTGGCTTCCAGCGCGCGGCCGTACTTGTGCAGCCGCACCGGATGATCGGCGCCCACCAGCTTCGCGACGGGCACCTCCGCGCCCTGCGCCACACGGACGAACCGCTGCGAGGGCGCGTCCGAGGTCAGATAGAACGCCCGGTAGGCGTCCCCCACGATCGGCGTGGTGAGTGCGACGATCTCATTCAACGGGATGGCCGGGGCGATCTGCGTGTAGCGGGCTTGCGCCGCGGACACGAACGGCTCGATGACCGAGCCGGCCGGTTGATCGGTCGAAGCATACAGAGCGCGGGTGTTCACCGGCCGGCCGAGCGCGGTGCGGCGCCAGGTGCGGATGCACCACTCGGCGCACAAGGCCCGCTTCTGCTCCGTCTCCTGGAAGTCTTCCCAGGTGTTGGCGTAATAGCCGTGGTCCTCGGAAGAGTTCACCTTGATGCCGGCGATCTTCAGGAGCCGCTCGAAACTGTCGAGCCCGTCCCGGTAATTACTGGAGGGGTCCTGCATCTCCAGATACGCGGAGAGCTGCATCCCCTTATCGAAGGCGGCGCGGAACGTCTCCACGGAAAGCGTCTTGTAGATTTCCGCGGCGCGCGGCCGCATCTCGGTCACGGTGGCGCGGTCGGCGGGCAGATGTTCGCCGTGCAGCGCGGGAGCGGCAGCAGCCATGGAAAACCTCCACGATGTGGTGCGGGAGGCTCAGCGGCTCAAGACCCGAAGGAGACGAATGAGCGTCAGAAGTCAACGATGACGTTGGTGGCGTCGGTCGCGTCGATGATGCGGCCGGCCATCCGGCCCAGCTCCGCGGCCGTCGCCGTGTTCACCTCGCGAATGAAGCCGCGCGCCGCCGACGCGCCGGTCGCGCCGACGATTCTTTTGCCGACGGTCAACGCCGCCGCGAGGCCGCCCGGCAGGCGCATGAAGCCCTCGAACTGGACGTTGCACTTCAGATCGCTCTCGACTAAGATCAGCTTGCCGGAGACGCCGTCACCGTCATTGGTCAACTGCACGGTCGAGCCGGCGGACAGTGAGACGGCCTGCCCGATGATCGCGACGGCCGCGCCGTCGATCTGCGTGCCGTCGTAGACGATGCTCGTGCCGTCGGGAATGAAGGTCGCGTACGCCGCGTCGATGCTCTCGAAGGAGACGACGTTACGGGGGTCAGAAGGCATCGGGCTCTCCTCTCAGGCGCTGTAGGCCGAGTCAGGGACCTGCGCGGGCGGCCGGTCGCCCGGGGGCGGCGCGGCCACGTCAACCGTGACCCGGCCGCCGGGAAACTGGAGCGCCGCCTCTCTCGCCCAGGTGTCCCGCATGGTGCGGATCAAAGCGAGCGGCGTGGTCGCAAACATCTGTTCGTACACCGGGCGGTCGAAGCCGCTCCCCAGCGCCCGCACGCCTTCCGCGAGGGCGTCTTCCACGAGCGCGCTCCGGTACTGACGGCCCTCGTCGGCCAGGGCACGCAGCGCCTCCGACTCGCGGGCCAATTCCTTCAACCGCTGCCAATCTGTCACGAGCCAGCGGACGCCCGCCAGCAGATCGGCGCCGGCTTCGATGCCGGCTTCCTGGAGGAGGCCCCGCACGGCGCTGCCGGCTTCCAGCGCCCGGGTCGTCGCCTCCGGCAGGTTCGCGCTCGGGTCTTGGGCGGCCGGCATCCCCGCCCCGGCCTGCGTGGTGGGGGAGAGGCCGGCGGCGGTCGTGCCGGTGAGGGAGTCCAGGCCGCGGTTCTCTGCCATGTCAGGTTCCTCGTGACGGGGGAAAGCGGCGCCGGCCCAGCGCGGCTGGGAGGCCGGCAGCCGGATGCGATAGCGGCTCTCCAGCAGGCGGGCCACGGCCGGCGCTAACCGGCCGGCTTCCGACAGGCATCGCCCTTTGAGGATCGCCGCGCCGGGGGTGGCGCCGTCGTAGACCCCGGAAACTTCCGCAAGATGGGCGTCTTCCACCCAGGCGGCGGCCGGCTTTTCTTCCTCGCCCGTGTCGTCCGCGCTGCGCACCTTGTAGGAGATGCCGGGGATGTGCTCGCACGCCTGCCAGTCAGAGAGCATGTCCCGGCCGCACAGCGTGCACCGGAACTTGCCGCCGTAGAAGCCCACCGAAACGTCTTTGACGATTCCCCCGCGAATGCCGCGGATGAGGTCGTCAGAGTGGACCTCGTTCAGCTTCAAGCCCGGCAGGACGTAGAAGTCCGCGTGCGTCTTGGCGATGTTATCGCCTTGCGGGCCGATATATTTACCCGCGAATGAGCGGCCCATGGGCAATTCGTCACTGCGGTGGGAGTTTTGGAAGGCAACCCCGTCCTGGGCGTCGGCCGCGTAGTTCTTGAGGGTGGAGGGCGCCATGCGGGTATAATAGGCGTCCATCTGATTATTGCTGATCTGGGCGCGAAACGTGTACGGCGGATTTTGCGCGAAGATGTCGGGGTCTAAGGCGACCTTCTCCTGATCGGGAAGGGCGATCTCGGAGGCCCGCAAGAGCGGCGCGCGCGTCTGGAAGATGGTCAATTGGCCCCGGTTCTCATCGTCCAGGCCGGCGAGATCGTCTTCCGCGGCCGGGCGAGCGTTATCGCCGGAACCCATCCTGGCTTCGTAGGCGGTGATCACGGCCCGCGCCTTGGCCTTCACGTCATCGGGAACGCCGTCCGTTTGGGGCAGCCGGGAAGCAGCAGCCCGGATGCCGGCAGCGACGGCGGTCAGCTTGCCTTCGACGACTTTGGCGAAGGGGAGGTGGAAAGAGGATTGCTTATCGCCCGCGCTATTGTCCCAGCAGAGGAAACCCCGCGCGGCTTTCGCCGGGTCGGGATGATCGGGATAGCCGGCTGCGGCGAAGAGCGAGGCCTCGGCTGCGGCGCCGTTCCAGGCAGAGCCCTGATCGAGCGGCAGGTCTTTCGCGGCGCTGCAGATGACAGGCAACAAAGAGCCCTCTGGAACCGGTTGGCGGCTCAGAGGGCTCAGCGGAAAGGGAATCACGGGAGTACGATTGGCTTCAGTGTAGCAGATATCAGGGGCCGCTTGCAACCGCCGCTTTCAGCAGTCGCTGCAGATCGCCTTCACCGAGGAGCAGCAAGAGGAAGGTCAGCACGTCCGGCCAGCCCCAGCGGTGCTCGGCGCGGCAGTAGCGGCACCACAGCCAGATTCCCTCACGGTCGCAGCGCGCCATAAAGCGGGAGTGGGGGACCGCGTCCTCGGCCGCGGTGCTGCAGACGATGGCATGGCCCTTGAGGCCGCGATCCACCGTGCGGACGAAGCTCAACCGCTCCCTCCGTGCTCCTGCCGTGGATCGCTCTTGAAGGCCTGCCGCACGTCCGGCCGCTGCCGCAGCATCCGGTAATGCTCTTCGGCCGCGCGGTAGTCGCGCTCGGCCTGGGGCTCGGCATCGCTGCCGGCGGCGGCGTGATAGCGATCCCGGGCCTTTTCCATGGCGACTCGGGCTTTCTTCAGGGCTTGCTCACGCTCACTCAATGGGCACCCCCAGCGGCTTGGGGCGGAAGACGAGCCACGTCGCATGGACGCGATGCCGGTCGGCGGTACGGATCAAGGCAATGATTTCCGTCGCTTCGCTCTGGTTGAAGCATTTCAGCCTGACGTGTACCTCCGCATTCTCGTCGAGGAACTGTTGCACGCGCCCCGCGTCGGCGATGATATCCAGATCACTCATGGGGCGCTCTCTTCTGAAACAGCGGCTCCTTCAGCATATTTCCGCAGCCGGTGCAGTAATTGCCATCCTCCCAGGTCCAATCACCGCACCGCGGGCAGCGCATCTGCCAGCGTTCTTGGGCAGGTCCGTTCTCACTGACGACGTGACCCTCCTTACAGACAGTGATCGGGACGGCAAAAGCCTTGCGCCGCTCGGGAGCTTTCGCTTCGGGGCCAGGATCAGTCTTCACCGGCTCACTCATCGCCGCAGTGCCTCCAGCAGGTCGGGATGCCCGTTCGTGGGCATGGCCTGATCAGATTCTTTGATCAGGCCATCGACCCCATCAGGTATCCCGACCGACTCTGACGACATTCGTCGTCCGTTTCCAGCCATAGACTTCTTGCTGCCCGGTTCAGGTTCAATAGCTGCGGGTGATCCTGGTGAAGAGGGAGGTGGGGTGCTTCCTCCTTGCGTGCCAACTCCTTCGATACGAGGGGCGGCCTGGTCTGCTTTGGGTTTTCCTGTAGCTAGCTGGCAAGCTTCGTCTTGCGATAAATACCCCCTATCGTACTGCAGCGCGGCGTTCTGCGTCCGAAGTTGCTCGACCTGGCCGTCCCGCAAAAGCTCGCTGTTGCGCAGTTCATCGAAGCGGAACTCGACCGTGGCCTGCATGCCCTGCACGCGCAAGCCCACGGAGAGCATGTGTTCCATGAGCGACTCGTGCAGCCGCTGTACCGAGCGGATGCCGGCGACGTGGACCTCCCACTGGCGGTTCGCGTGCGTCTCGCTGGATGCCTCGTTCACGCCCATCAGCAGCGGCATGGTCTTCAGCGCCCGGACGACCTGGCGCTCCAGGAAATGCGTCAGGCCGTCCATCGCGCCCAGGCTGCTGCTGTCGAGGGTGCCGATCGGGCGGTTGACCTCGATCACGTCACTGTGAACGAAGGCGTCATCGGGCTCAAGAGACGCGTACGCCTTCCCGACTGAGGCCACAAACGCGTTCAGCCAGTCCTGATACTGCGCCGGATCGTCGGCTAAATCGGCCGGCATCGCTTTCGCCAACTCCTCCAGCTTGATCGCCACGTCGATGCGCGGGTAGCCCTGCTGCTGCACGACGCGCTTCAGGTCGTGCAGCAAGCCGAGCGAGAAGAGGGTGGTGAAGAGGGCCGGCGAGCACATCGGCCGCCCGTAGGGGGACGCCGGAAGCGGGTCTAACGGAATATAGCGGATCGTCTCCAGGATCAGCGGCACCGGGCGGCCGTGCTGGAACTGGTACGGCTGCCAGACGGGCCCGCGCTGCGGGTCGACCGCAATCCGAAAGTAGGTCCACTGCGCGTCCGGGACGGCGATGTCCAACGGGACCTTCCCCCGGTTGTCCAGCACCAGTTCCGCCATGAACGCGCCGCGCAGGAAAGCGTTCGTGTAAATGCGGTTGATCGGCACGTCGGGTGAGCCGTAGAGGCCTCGCAGTTGCCCGTTCAGAAACTGATCGAGCCACGCCTGCGCCTTCTTGTCCTCCGTCTCCGTGCCCGGCTTATAGGCGTGACACTGCCAGCCAGGGTTACACAGACGGAGCAAGTCCCAATGCGCGCGGCTGATCTCCGGGGACAGGTCGCAGAGGAGTTCCAGGATCTGCGCCGAGGACATCGTGTCCAGGCTGTTCTCGTCGAGCTGGAGGTTGCGCCAGCGGTTCTCCGGGTCGAAGGGGGCCAGGATGGTCAAGCCCTGGAGATAGTTGACGGTCGGGTTGTCCTCAGACAAGCGAAACCGCTTCTCGACTACGTGTGAGCCGGGACGGGTGGGCGTGGAGGGCGCAGCGCGGGGCGGTTCCGGCGGCGGGGGCGCGTCTTTGACGCCGAGCCAGTGACGAGCGCGTTCCTTGAGTGTCATCGTATCTCCGGCCCCGTGGCGATTAGGTCAACCTCGCCAGCGCGAGCATACCCAAGAGCGTCCCGTCCAGCAGCGGCAGCTTGCCCATCACCACGAACACAATCGCCAGCAGCAGGACGACCAGGGCGATCACTGAGCCCAACGAAACAGCCGGCCATGCGACGTTCATCGGCATGATTTCTCCTTTACCAGCCCCTCGCCTTCGTGAAACTCACCAGCCCCGCCAGCGGGTTCTCCGGTCTTGCTGATAATACCAGGAATGCTCCGCTCATGGCGTCGACGATATCGTCATGGACGCCCTCCGTGGGGAAGCTGCAAATTTCATCGAGCAGAGCCCGCACGTAGGGACCGTTCACCAGCCGCACGTTCCCCGCCTCCGCCTGCGAGGCCAGCGGTGCCGCCCGCGTGACCTTGTCCCCGGTACTGCGCTTCCCGCTCACCTTGTAGCCGGCCAGGAGCGCGACGAGCGAGTCGACCTGCGAGACGCCCGAAGAGCCCGGCTCCTGCTCGATCACCACCTCGCAGCCGATACCGTCCGCCTGCGCGGTTTGGAGGATCACTTGGTCGCGATCAAAGGGTGTCCACCGGCCATGGATGAGATGCTCCACGGTGTACAGACGGCCGTCCTTCGCCATCTTGATTCCAGCCGTATAGTCTCCCGTCAACGTACTGGATAAGTCCCAGAAGCGCACGTGCCTAGCCATCCCGCTTCATCTCCGTTTGGGCCGCGGCAGCCAGCCAATCCGGCATGGCTTCGATGTCTTCCGCAGCCAGCTCGTCCTGCCAGTCCATTCGCACGAGCCGGATCGCCCAGCACCGCGCCGCATCGCGCTCGGCTTCCGCTTTCTCGCACGCCAACCGCCAGCGATGCTCAGTGCCGTAGCTGCCGTGCAAAGCCTCTGCCAGTAATTCAGCCCGCCGGCGCTGCTGATCCCGCTCGCGGGTCAATACCGCGATGCTGCCGGCTTCTTTCGCGCTCATCTGACCTCCTTGAGCAGCGCGCAAAGCTCCGCGAACAGAGCTTTCTCTTCCGCCAGGTCCTGCGGATCGGCATCGGCTTGGGTCCCATAGCCGACCCGGCGAGAGAGCGCGACGAGCCGCGCCAGCTTGTCGCACGGCGTCCAGTCGGGGCGACCCGCGTCCAACGTGATCGGCGGGAAAATCGCTGTCCTCAATCGGCTGCCTCGATAAGGGGAAACCACTCCCGCTTGAAGAGTTTCCCTTCCGGCCGCACGTCCCAATCGCCTTCGAGCAACTGCTGGCGCGTCACCGGGTCGAGCTCAGCCAGCGCCAGCCGGTATTCATCGGCATCCAGAAACGGATTGTCAGCAAGTCGCGCCGGCACAAAGACGCGGCCGGCTGCCTCCCCTTCGACGATGAAACGCTGCTTGACCCATTCGCTGCCGGGATTGCTGGCAGCCCGCATCCGGATCGGGACGGGCACGCCTTCTTTGCGGCGCAGGCGGCTGAACAGGTAGCGATAGGAACTCTCACTGAATTGGCTCAGCTCATCGAACGCACAACACTGGAGCTCTGCCCCTTGATACCGGTACTTCGAATTCTCATTCTCCAAATAGCCGAACGTCAGCGAAGCGCCGGAGGGGAAGGTCCAGGTCTTCTCTGACTCGTGCCACCGTGCCGCCGTGGGCCGCAGCCAGTCCCCCGCCCGGTCCATCAGCGCTCCCGGCAGCGATAAGTCGGCATAGGTGCGCCGAAAGAGCAGCGCGGCGTAGCCCGGGGTTTCCACGTACTGGAGGGCTGCCATCAGTAAGCAATCACTCTTTCCCCCGCCGACGGCCCCGCCAAACAGCGCCTCACGGCCGCTCAGGGCCAGAAATTGGGCCTGCCGCGGGGTCGGAACGTGCGGGCAGAACGGGATCGGCCCCTTCACCGTCACTGCCTGCTTCGTCTGCGGCTGCTGCTTCTCCCGCTCCGAGAGCAGGCGCTCGATCAGTAACAGCCGGAAGTCGTCGGAGTACACGCTCGCGTTCACTGCGGAGTTCATCGTCGGTTAAGCTCATCAATTCCAAAACGAAGGAGGGCATTCCTTCCGCCGATCGCTCCAGCGCCACGCCTTCCTTGATGGCGCGGATCGCGTCACCCGCCTGCTCGATCTCGTGCTTGACGAAGTGCTCGGTGCCCCGGCGGCGGAGTAATTCCCCGGCTTTGCGCTGCTCTTGAAGGACAGCCGCGCGTCTTTTGATGGCCTCTCGCTCAGCTAACCGTGCTGCTTCAGCATCGCGGCCGTCGGCACGGTCATGCCAGTGGAACTCCCTGGCCCACTTCATCACTGATGTCTGTGAAATGCCAAACTCCTGCTGGACTTGGGCATAACTTCGGTCTGTACTGTGCCAAAGCTCAAAAGCAGACTGGTGACGCTGCGTTTCTCTCAACACCGGAACAGGATCTCATCCTTGACGTGTAATGCGATGGCCTTCATGAAGAGCGGCGGCACGCTGTTGCCGATCTGTTGCCAACGAGCACTGGGGCTTCCTACCAGTTGGAAGTGATCAGGAAATGAGGTCAAACGCTTTGCCTCATTGAAGGTCAGCGTCCGGTGCTCCGTGGGATGCCAATAATGATAAATACCCCCAATCAGACCAGCCATCAGCGTCGGTGACGGTCTGTGCAGCGGCAGCCGCAGATGAGAGTGATGTCCCGGCCGACGCTGACCGGCAGGAACGCTCTTCATCGCCTGAAAGATTCGGGTGTGCTTACCGACGATGAAAGCTGTTGGATCAGCCGGAACGCCGTGCAGTGCCTCTGCCACCGTTCGCGGCCGTGATAATGCGCGCGGATGACTGGGCAATACTCCCAGATCATGGCGCGTCCCGACAAAAATAAGCCGCTGTCGGCACTGTGGCACGTCAAAGTACATGGCATTCATGACTTGCATCCGGACATGATAGCCGCATGCAACTAACTCTTTGAAGATGACTTTTGCAATAAGCCGGTTCTTGCCCCGGATCATTCCGGGAACGTTTTCCATGATGAATGCTTTGGGCTGCAGTCCCTGCAACAGCCGACAGTACTCCTGAAACAACTGATTACGACTGTCAGATAAACGATTCTTTCCTTCTGTCGAGAATCCCTGACAGGGCGGTGAGCCATCTAATACGTCCAGTTCCCCTGGCTGCACGTCAGCCAACTGCAGGCACTGCGCAACGGACAGTAACTTAATGTCCCCGTGATGGACAGGGACCTCCGGAAAGTTCAGTCGGAATGTCATCACTGCATCGTCATTCCATTCTACGGCCAGTAATTCCCGGTATCCGGCCATCTGGTAACCCCAGGAGCTGCCACCACAGCCACTAAACAGGCTAATAAAAGTCGGCTCATCCCGCGAGTTCATCATCAGTCACCGTCGCCGCCAGCTGCACTAACCGTTCAAGTGCCATGCCTTTAGCCTTCTCCTTGAAGCCGCACACAGCACAGATACGTTCTACCTGCTGTTCAATAACGGGCACCGTTCCGAGGGGCACGCGGAACTTCACCTCTGTCCATTCATCCTCAATGCCCTGGAAACTCTCTTCATCAAACTCCTTAAAGGAGACATTTGGTGGTCCCAACTCTTCCAGCAGTGCGTCCAGGTCCCCTTGCTCCCAGCCCGCCGGCAGTCCTGCTTCCGTGGCTGCCAATTCCTGCAAGAGCGCCGCAAGCTGCTGCTCGTCCTGCAAGGCCAGCGATCCGATGCGATCGAACGAAGCCAGGATGCGGCGCTCCTGCTCCTCGGAAACGTCGATCACCCGCACGGGAATAGCCGGCTGTCCGTCAGCAGCCGCGATCTCCACCCGCAGGTGGCCGTCAAGTAAGCGCCCCGTGCGACGATTCCAGATCGGGGCCGCCAACCATGAATGCTCCCGGAGCGAAGCTGCCAGGGCATCCTTTTGGGGGGACGGGTGCCGGCGAAAGTTCAGCGGGTGTGGCGAAAGCTCAGCGGGCGCCCTATATTCGACCGTGAACTCCGGGGTGCTCACGCCGCTTTCTCCTCCTGCCGCCGCTGCCGCTTCGCGACCGTCCCGAAGCGCGCCGCGACCGTGCAGCCCGCGTGGTACGAGCGCCGCCAATTGGCGAGCATCGTCTCGCAGCCGCGGCAGTAGGTGCGCGGCCGCAGGCCGAGCTCGGCCCCGCACATCCGGCAGTGATCGTCACCCCGGTCCCGGCGCTGGCGGGCGAGGTCCCGAACGCGCCGCCGCTGACAATCGACGCAGCGCGCGCCGCGACGGCCCCGAGGCATCTTCACGCCGCATTCCCGGCAGGGGAGCGAGAGGGTCGCCCGCAGCCGGCAATCCGCTTCGTAGTCGGCGTGCAGGCAATCCGGACAGCGGCACGCGCGGCCGTTCACGACGCCGGTGGCGCAGGTCGGGCAGGGCCGGTTCCGGCGCGCGTAGAGGCGCTCGTGCTGGGCCGCCTGGCAGGCCGCGCACCAGCGGTCCGAACGCCCCTCGGGCAACTCGTCCTCGCACCGCGAGCAGAACCGGCGGATGTGCGCCGCGCACAGCAGCCGCTTCGTGTTCCCCGCGGCCGGCTGACCGCAGAGGCGACACACCCGGGGGACGCGGTCCTCCGGACGCAGGGACACGCCATACCGCTTGACGGCAGCCTTGACCGTCAGCGTCCACACTCGGAACGCCTGCGTCAACGCGGCCAGCGGCTCGCCCGCCGCGTAACGACGCGCGCACTCGCGGGCGTCAGCCGGCGAGAGCGGAGGGTTAACGCTGCGAGAGCCCATCCAAAACGTTTCCTTGCTCGCCTTAGCCGGAGTGGCTCAAGGCGCCGGCCATGCCGGCGGCGGATGCGGCACCAGTCCCGTCCCATCGACTCCGGCCGCCTGGACCGCCTCCGCCAACTGCGTCAGCATCTGGGTCGCCGCCGTGATGCGCTGCATCTCCGGCGCCATGTCCATCGCGGGCTCCACCTTCGCCGCCAGGTCCGAGACCGCCGTGCCAATCGTCGCGACCGTCGCGCGCAGGGCTGCCTCCAACTGCGTCAACGCCGAGTCCAGGTCCGCTCGCGTCGCCATGAGTAAGTGCGCCTCCTCATTGTGTTTGACCAGTTTGACGTGGGCCGCCGCCAGGGCGGCGACGTGATCCACCAGCGCCAGGACCGTGCTAGTCAGAGTCAAGGCCCGCTTCGCGCAAGAGGCGCTGCTCCTGGCGAATCGTCAGGCCGCGCACCGTCACCAGCCAGCGCAGGGGAATCAGCACGTTCGTGCCGCCCGGGAGGCGGACCTGCCGGGCCGGCATACACCGCACCTGCGCCGCGCCGCGGCCCCGGCCGGCTTTGTCCGCGAGGTCGAAGGCTGCCGCGGCATTCCTGCAGACGACCAGCATCACTCATCCTCGGTGATCGCGTCGGCCGGCCCCCAGTCGTCCGGCTCGGCCGCCTCCCCCGGCACGGGAGCTTCGACGGTCACGAAGTGCATGCCGCCCGCCACCAGGGTCGCGTGGATCAGCGCCACGCCCCGCTCCAGGTCCCGGTTGATACTGCGCCAGCAGCCGTGCGTGGGTATCCATGGGGGGCTCTGGATGGCCCGCAGTGGCTCCTGGAGGCCGCTGCCGCCGCCGTGCCAGCCGAGCCCGGCGCGGTGGTGCGCCGCGGCGGCGTCATGGCCCGGCGCGTCATGGATCGGGACGAACCACGGCCCGAACGGCGCTGTTCCTTTCGGGGCCGGGTACCCGAAGACGTATTCCCCCGGCGGACAATTACCGAAGTGCCCGAGTTGCCCGTCGGCGGTCGTTCTGTTCCTGGCTTCGCAGGCGAAGACCTCGCGGCCGGCGTTGTCATACGCTTTCAGCGTGCGGGCCGCCCGCGCGAACACCCAGTGAAGATCGTGCAGGCCGAGTTGCGTCACCGCGTGCATCAGGCAATCTTCGCGGTAGCCAGCCGGGCGGACAGGTCGGAGAGCAGCGCCTGCATATTCGCCAGTTGCTGCGCGAGCGCAGAGCCGCTGTCGGAGCCGAACGCGCCGCCCGTCCCGGTCTGCGGCGGCGAGGTGAGGGCCGTCTTCTCGAATTGCTGCGCCGCCGATAACGTGGCCTCCAGATTCGTTAACTTGTCCTGAATATCCGAGCCGATCTGCTTCGTGAAGGCCACCGCCTCCTCGGCACTGGTATCCAGCGCCATGCGGAGCGAGCGGACCGTGACCGCCTGCGCGATCTGCATCCCATTCTGCATCGCGTTCTGGGCGATGGTCAAGCCGTTCTGCAGGTTGGCGTTGACGATGCTCTGGATATACTGTTGGTTCGCCACACTGTTCTGGACACTGAGGCCCATGGCCGTCTGACTCATGTCTGCCAGGATCTTCAAATTTCCGGAATTTACAGTGTCAACTAATTGCTCGTTGGTCGTCAAAGGCACGGGACTACCCGCCTCTCTGCTCTCAATGAGAGCGATGTTTCGTCTCCTCCTCCGAACCGGAGGCTTTCCTCAAGAAACCGTCAGCCGCGCGGCGCCGCGGCGGCCGTCATCAGTCTGCACGTTGATCGTCACGCCGAGCCCCGCCGGCGGCGGGGGCTGCGGGAGCGGCTGCGGGAGCGGCTGCGGCAGCGGCTGCGGCTGCGGCAGCGGCTGCGGGAGCGGCTGGGGCTGCGGCACAGGGAGCGGCGTGGGGCTCGGAATAGCTATCGGGCTCACGGTGTAACTGAACACGTAGCCATTCAAGAGATTCTGCTGTTCGAGGTAGTCAAAGCTGACGCTCCCGACGCCGTTGTGCCCCCAACTCGCTCCCCAGCTATTGAGGCAAACCAGGTATCCATCCGTTGTATATCCACAAGCGCACACCTGGTGGTATCCCGAGGTGACGCTGCCGTGGCCGCTTTGCCAGCCCCAGTCCGTCGGCAGCAGCAGGGCGATGACCAGCGGCTGTTCCGCCGCGAGGGCAGCTTTGATCGTGTCGCGAAAGACCCCTGGCTGCTGCGGCACGAAAGCGTAGCTCTTCATGACCTTCACCCGATTACTCAGGCCCAACAGCGGCACACCGTTGTCCGTCGCTTGCTGCAGCACTAATCTCGTATCCACGCCATTCTGGCCTGTCCCGCCCGCCGCCTGGTACATCGCCCGCGCGTCCATTGTCTGCCACTGGCCGGTTTCCGCGACATCATCCATCGAGCAGAGCCCAGCGGTGCTATAGGCCACACAGGCGGACGTGCTGCCTTGATCGTAGATGGGGCCCCGGATGAGCCCGGTCAGATCGGCCGCCGCCGGCACTCCGGCGGCCAACTGGGCCGCTACTTTCGGCATCGAGCGCAGATCGAAATCTCGCGGATCGAGGGAGATCGGCGTCGCGCCCATTCCGCCCCAGTCGGGCGGAGGCTTCACTAAACCAGAAAGGAAAACGGGGTCAGGGTTCAAGCGGATTTCCCCCAAGAATGGGCCGATGGCGGGTCAGCGTTGAGGGCAGCCATCAGTTCTCCTCACCATGAGCATACCCGGAAATAGTTCTCCGCACAACGCCGCGTTCCTCCTCCAGCGGCAGCCGCGGTTGAATGCGGTCGCGTTTCGCCTGCCGGTTGCGGCGCTGCACCGCGAGATGGTGCGGACGGTCTTTTGACAGGTGACAGCGTTGACAATTGGCCGCGAGGTTGGCGTCGTCGCAGTTAGCCTTATTAGGGTCCGGATAGTGACTGATGGTCAAGACGACCTGGCTCCCGGTCACCGGGTGCGGCTCGTGGTTCTTCGCGCGGCAGTCGGGGTACAACGGGCTGCCTTCACAGCAGTTCCCCGCTCGCGCTAAGATGCGCGCGCGAATCTCCTGCCACTCCGGGGGGTAATCCTGCTTGTTGAACGCCATCCCTGGGCTCCCGCTTGCCGTTTCAACCGGCTCCGTCTTCTTCCTCCTTGAACCGCGCGCACCAGAGCTGAAACGTACTTTCGGCGACCCCGTATTGCCGCGCCAGTGCCCCCTGCGATCCAGCACCGGCTTGCCAGCGCCGCACGGCCTCCCGGCGATCCTGATCCGCGCGGGGCGGCGCCGTCTCCGGCTCAAACTGGGCGCACCAGCGGCGCACCGTGGAGAGGGCCACGCCGTACTCGGCGGCGAGGTCAGCCTGGGAGGCTTCGCCCAGATGCCAGCGCAGCGCGACTTCCTGGCGTGTTTCGGCGGCGAGGGGCGCGCGCCAGTTCCGGGCCCGGCCGCCTTCCCGGCCGGCCTCGCGGTGCGAAGCGCCGGCGCGCGGCGCGGTCTGTCGCCAGCGCCACGAGGGCGGCGCGAGTTCTCGCTGCTTAGCCGTCACGCTCCGTCCCCTCCCTATCCGTCTGCCGGCGCCTCTCCGGCGCGGCCTCCATCGCCGCTGCTTGCCGCTCCAGAGCCCCGGCCTGCCGCTCCAGCGCGGCGCCGATCCGGTGCAAGGACAGCGCGACTTCGTGGAGGCTGCCGCCGCTCGCCGCCGTCTCCATGGCGCCGGCCACATCGGTCAGCGCCTCGGCGATCCACTGGCAGCCCTGGCGCAGACTGCCGGCGAGCTCATCATCCGGCATGGTCGCCCCCCCCGTCCCCGTCCCCGTCCCCGAACCCGTACCAGGACCCGGACCCTAACCCGTAGCCGTCCCCGTCCCCGGACCCTAACCCGTAGCCGTCCCCGTCCCCGTCCCCGTCCCCGAACCCGTACCCGGACCCGAACCCGGACCCGTAGCCTTCCCCGTCCCCGTACCCGGACCCGTACCCGGACCCGTCCCCGGACCCGGACCCGTACGCGTCCCCGTTCCCGAACCCGTACCCGGACCCGAACCCGTAGCCGTCCCCGTCCCCGGACCCGTCTCCCCGCACGACAAGACGGATCGCCGGCGCATCGTCTGCAAATTCGTAACGGTCCGGATCACCCGCAATGACGCCGTGCCGGAGCACAAACCGCTGGACGCCTTCCCAACACAGGCCGGCTTCCAGCGCATCCACCACGGTCAACCGCTCCCGGTAATGCGGCCACTCCGGCGAAGCCATGTCACGCCTCCTTCCACCGGGACAAAGCCTCCGGAGAGACCTCGAACACCGCGGTCACGCCCCGAACCTCAATGTCAGCGGGCGCCGAAACCCGGCTTTTCGCCGTGGGGCCCGTGTGCGCCAGCTCCATCACCCCGCGCGTCGTGCCCCAGTAGATCGCCATTTTCGCTCCGCAGAGCTGCACACGGTCGCCCGTCGTGTCTGCCGCGTACCCGAAAAACACCCCGCGATAGCTTGTACACACAATCACCGGTCGCATATCAGTCCTCCTTTCTTTGATCCACGTCTCTTCCGGCATGGGCTTCGCCTTCAAGCACGGTGGCTTCCGCCAGGTCGCTCAAGCTGCCCGCGATCCACGGCGCGCCCCGCCTTGCCAGGCCGCGAACCCTGCCCTGCCTGGCCAAGCCGCGCCCCGCCCTGCCACGCCCTGCCCTGCCTTGCCTAGCCACGAACCCTGCCTCGCCTCGCCTTGCCCGGCCCTGCCCTG